CTTCCGAATTTTCGACTTTTTACGCTTTATCGAAAATTTGGAGGTTTATATGAACTACAATAGCGGAAATGCTCGCCGTAACTTCTATGCTAAATGGGACAAGCTCCGGGAAGAATACCGGGCTGCTGGCATGAAGGAGGACGCTATCCAGAAGATGTATGAGTACGATCTGGCGGTATTCAATGATGATCGTGCCCACCATCGTTATGATATCGAGATTCCGAGTGCAGACGATTCCGAAAATCGGAACGATTATGTTGAATATGTGCGAGCCACTACTGTAACGGACACTTATCACGAAACGAAAACGCACTTTGCATGGGTGGGCGAAGTCCAAAACGAACGTCTCCAATCTGGATTAGAGAAGCTGTCGGATGACGACCTTGAACTTCTGACACTCTATGTCTATGCGGGATATAACACGGTGGAATTATCTAAAGTTTATGGCATTGCACAGCAGAATATTAGTAAGCGAATTTTGAAAATCACTAAATTTTTGAAGAACTTTAATTTTCAGGGTGTAGAATGACCGTTCAACTGGGTTCGTAAGTGAAGGGACAATTTCCCAAGCGGCACTCACCGCAGGGCAAAGCGTCCGACCTCGCGGTCCTTGAAAACAGAATAGCTCAATCGTCCGGTACTTCACAAAAGGTACTTCTGTAACTCGCAGCCCGGTCATAACGAAGACGGGGTGGCTGAAATGC